AGGCTCTGACATCTTAATTTAGTTTAACTAGCCGCCCTTCGGGGCGCATTGAAAGGATAGAAAATGGCTCAAGATATTTCAGGCGTTGGCATTAGCTTACAGGTTAAAGGTGATGTTACGTTTCCGGCAGGCTTTACAGTAACGGAATTTGCAGACGATGCAGATCCGTTTGATATTCCAAGCATTCAAATTGCAGATAAAGCAATGGGCTTAAATGGCGATTTACTAACATGGTCAAAAGCCGTGGCAATTGATTTTACAATCAGCGTTATTCCTAATAGCGAAGCCGATGCGAACTTATCAGCACTTGCTAACGCTAACCGCGTTGGAAAAAACAAAACTAGCGCACGTGACAAAATCACAGTGACTGGCGTTTATCCTGATGGCAAAACATTTACGCTGGCAGAGGGTCGTATTACCGATGCGCCTGTGGCTATTGGTATTGCTAGTGCTGGTCGTATGAAAACAAACGCCTATAAATTCGCGTTTGAAAGTATCACAAAATCGTAACACCTCGAGGGGAATTATCCCCTCGCTTTAATTGGAGCTACAAATGATTGAACAAAAAGCCGTTGATATTCCACTGGCTAATGGTGGCACTAAACAATTTTTAATCTCAAAGTTTCCAGCGGTTGCGGGGCGCGAGATTGTAGCAAAATATCCGCTAAGCGCAATGCCTAAGCTAGGCGATTATGCGGTCAATGAGGAAACTATGCTTAAGCTTATGGCTTATGTAGAAGTTCAAACAGGCGACACTAAAATTGCATTGACTACACGCGCATTGATTGACAACCACGTGCCAGACTGGGAATGTCTAGGTCGCATTGAATTGGAAATGATGCAATACAATTGCAGTTTTTTTCGGAACGGGAGCATCTCGAGTTTCTTCGGAAATATCGCTCAGAAGCTCCCAGCGTTGATTACCAAAATATTGACGGATTCATTGCAACCATTATCAGCGAAAAGCAAGCAACCTTAAATGAGTTAAAAACTATTTATTCACTTGAAGATGCGTTTAATATGTGGGAAGTTATCGTCACAAATCGTTATAATGAATGGCTAGCAGTTAAGCACGCTGAAAAGGGTAAAAAATAATGTCAGTGATGGAAAGTTTCTTCTTTATGTTTGAGAGTGACGCGTCAAAGCTCAACAAGGGCATTGACGATGCAAAGCATAAAGCCGAAGGTTTGGCTAAAGGCATAGTCGGTATAGACAAATCAGCAAGCACCTTAGGCTCGACTATGACTTCGCTTATTTCAAGCGTTGGAGGTGCGTTGCTTGCTGGCTTGTCCGTGTCTGCAATTATTAGCCAAACAATTGCGGTATCAAAATATAACGACAAGTTAAATGATATGAGTGATAGGCTGGGCGTAAACATTGAAGACTTAAGCGCATGGGGTGACGCGGTTCAAATGAATGGCGGCACTGCTGAAAGTTTCCAAGCTACCGTTGACAGCATGACAGGCTCACTGCAAATGTTTGCGACTAAAGGCGTGAGCCGTCAAGCACCGTTTTTCAAAGAGATGGGTATTGCCATGCTAGACGCCCACGGCAAGGCGCGGCAAGTGATGGACATCTTGCCTGAAATATCCTCAAAATTTGAAGGCTTAAGTAAAACGGAGTCCGCTGGTTTAGGTCAAAAAATGGGGCTTGACCAAGGTACTATTTTACTATTGCAAAAGGGTAGGCGTGAAGTTGATGCAACTATTGCCAAACAGCGAGAGCTTGGAGTTGTTACTAAAGCCGAAGCTGAAATAGCCGCTAAGTTTAACGACCAGTTAGACATGACAAGCCATGCGTTTAGGTCGCTATTTACAACCGTGGGCGGCTCGGTATTGCCAGCACTTACTTGGTTAAGTGAGGGGATGCAGAATGTAGCAGTATTTTGGAGAAAACATAGCCAGTTAATGGTGGGCGGTTTAATTGCGCTCGGTGCTGCCGTGGCATTTTTTGTAGTGCCACCACTAATTGCAATGGCGACGGCAGCGGTTATAGCATTTGCACCGTTCTTACTTATTGGCGCGGCTGTAGCTGCCGTGGCGGCTATATTTGCCCTGCTATACGAAGATATAATGATGTTTAAAGATGGTCAAAACTCGCTTATTGGCGACATCATGGCTAAATATCCAATCGTTGCCGATATATTTAACTTTATAGGCGACGTTTTTAACAACCTTGTTGGCGCGTTTCAATGGGGCTTCGGCATTATTGGTGACTTGTTTGATATTGGCATAGCATTATGGGGCTTGCTAGGCGATGCAATAACGGTTGGTATTGACAAGTTTATGAAGATTGAAGCCGTGCAAGCCATCATTAAAGCGGTGACGGGCGCCTTTCAAGTAATGAAAGGCATTGTAGGTGGTGTGTTTGATGCACTAGGCATTAAGTTAGAAAATTTTGCTAAACTTTTTAAGTGGTTAAAAGGGCTTGTATCTGGCTTTAAGGTTGCAGTTGAAGCTAAAATACAATCTGCAAAAGATGCGCTAGGGATTAAAGGCGGTTATGACCCATCAAAAGATATTACAGCTGGTAAAGAAAAGTTAGCCGTAGCTAGTCATTCAACTATAGGCTCACAAACATCAAATAGCATAGCCAATTCAAGCAAAAATAGCAGTAAGCAAACAACCGTACACACTGGCGCGATAACGGTGCAAACGCAAGCAACCGATGGCGAAGGCGTAGCTGGCGCAATAGGCAAGGGTTTGGATAATCACATTAAACAAGCCGCAGATAACTTCGACGATGGGATAGATAACTAATGGCTGACATCGTAGGCATATTTGACGCGAACTTTAATCAGTTATTCACTGAAGCGCGACCATTAAAGGCTGCAATTAAAGAAGAAGCCAAACTAATGACGCACCCCGTTGAAACGGGCGCGAGTGTCACCGACCATAGGATAATCCAGCCCGTTGAAATTGACTTGTCACTGATTGTGCAATCTGCTGATTACAAGTCGATTTATAATCGCATTAAAGCGACTTACTTAAACGGTGATAGCCTAAACATTCAGACTAAAACTGGCGTTTATAAAAACATGGTGATAGCGTCAATCCCACATGACGAAGACCCTGAAATGTTTGATGCGCTTACCATTGCCATGAAATTGACAGAGGTACTTTATGTAACGGCACAATATGCTGTACTGCCAGCGCGTAAAGTAAAGAATAAAACGAAGGCAAGCACTACTGATAGCGGTGAACAGCAAGCGGCAGCAGAGAAAAAAGACAGCTCACTAGCGAGAGATACTGCTAAGGCAGCAAAAGCTTTCTTTGGTAGGAAAAAATAATGATAAGAATTCAACTGCAAGCAATTCCAAACCAAGCCACATCTATAAAATTAGACGGTAGCTTTTACGACTTGCTTATTAAAGAGTCAGGCGGCGTGATGGTGGTTAGTATTTCACGCGATAACGTCAAGCTAATTGATAGCACCCGCTTATTACCAGCAACACCTATTCTGCCATATACCTATATTCAAAGTGGCAATTTTTTTATGCTTACAGATAATGACGATATACCTGATTGGCAACAGTTCGGAATTAGTCAATACATGATATTTGCCATGGCAGCAGAAATTGAGGCGGCAATTGCAGGAACTTGACCCACGATTGGTGCGCTTTAGCGTTGAAATAAACGGACGATTAAAAACGTACGAAGGGCTTAATATTGAAGCGAGCGGCACGAAGTTTGCTAATGCCAATCAGAATGAATGTGAAATAAAAGTCACAAATATGGATAAAGCAACACGCGATTACATATTGACTGAAACTAGTATTTTTAATGCCAACCGCACTAAAAAGCGCATGATTTTAGAGGCTGGCAGGGTATCTACAGGCTACGCTACCGTTTACGTGGGTGATATTGCAGGCGCGACTATTGGACAGCCACCTGATATTACGCTCACATTAAAGGGCTTGACGGGTAAAGATGCTAAAGGCAAGGGCGTGTCAAAGTCACAGCCTAGCACCGCGAAGCTCAAAAACATTGCAGCTGCAGCTGCAAAAGACATGGGCGTAACGCTTGATTTTCAAGCTAAGGACAAAGATATTTCAAACTACGCCTATACAGGTGGCGCGGCTGGCGAAGTTGACGAGCTGGGGAATGCTGGCGAAGTAGATGCTTATTTAGACGATGACAAACTGATTGTTAAAGACCAGCACGTAGCCTTGACTGGCAAGATGCGAGTATTGAACATTGACACGGGCATGATTGGAATTCCTGAAATAACCGAGAAAGGCATTAAAGTTAAATTTTTACTTGATAACGTCACGACTTTAGGCGGCGGCTTGAAAATTGAGAGCGTGCTTAATCCTGCAATCAATGGCGTGTATGTTATCTATAAATTAGGTTTTGAAATAGCTTCACGTGATACGCCTTTTTATTGGATAGCAGAGGCTATACGTACATGATAAACGCTAAACCAAGCATAAACCCTGCCGACCAAGACACGCTGGCTGGTGCTTTTCGTCACATATTTGGCAAAATGATGCAAGGCGTTGACGGTATGCTGCCAGCGCGCGTAGTGTCATTTAATGGCGACCGTAACGCCCCGCGCGTGAGCGTACAACCTTTAATCGCTATGATTACTACCGAAGGTCAACGATTAAGCCGTGCGACTATTGCAAGCCTCCCAGTTTTTCAGATTGGCGGCGGTGGACACTTGATTAGTTTTAACATCAAGGCTGGAGATTTAGGCTGGATTATTGCGAGTGATCGGGATATAAGTACGTTTTTGCAAACGTATTCTGAATCACAAACCAATACTAAACGCCGTAAAAAATTTAGCGATGCGCTTTTCATTCCTGACGTGATGCGGAACTATGCCATTGCTAGTGAGGATAATGAGAACGCGGTTTTTCAGTCGTTAGATGGCACGGTTAAAATTGCGTTATGGGCTGACTATGTGAAAATCACAGCCCCACATTTAGGGCTTAATGCTAATCCAGTTACTGGCGCGGCTTTTCAGATTGATAGCACTGACAAGGCATTTATACCACCACGTATGACAACGGCACAGCGTAACGCAATACCTTCGCCAATAGAGGGTATGGTCGTATGGAACACGACAACACACGCATTAAGCACTTATAACGGCACGGTTTGGAGCTAGTATGAAAATGTTAGGCAGCGATATAAATAACGACTTAGTGATTGATGCAAGCGGTTCACTATCTGTTTTAACTGGATTAGATGCCATAATGAGTGCTTGCGAGCACAAATCAAAAGCGCAGCTCACTCAAATGGTGCTTGCTTATGACGAGGGCATGCCTAACTTTCAGACAATATGGAATGGCTCGCCTAACGTGGCGCAGTTTGAAGCTTCGCTCCGTAGTGTCATTTTATCAATTGATGGAGTACTTGAAATTGAAAGCCTGATTATTCAAATAGCAGATAATACGCTACAATATACAATAACCATTAAAACGGTGTACGGTACAGGGGTATTGAATGGCTGATTTATATAATTATGTAGAAGTTACTGGTACTATTTTACCTGATACTGGTACGTTATTGATTGACGTTCAAAATGAATTTAAGAACGCATTAGGTTCAGATATTGTAGT